AATGTAAATTTTCTTAGCCATATTGGCATATTATATACAGTATCATAGTCGTATCCGCCTCCATGAAAAAGTATTTGATGTATTATTGTAAAAACTGATTTACGGTAATCAGAGGTCAGGCCAAAAAAACCCGGCAGTCATCGGTATAGTAGCATCCTCCTCGGTACCACTTTCACCTGTAAAGATGAATTTCATTTGTATATCAGGTTGAGTAACTCTAATGTGTTCTCTGAATGCTCTTGAATCTCTAGCTAACATATAATTATCTACAAATTCTCTAATTGTTTTATTTTCTGTTTCTCCATTTACTGAAACTAACATAAATTTTAACCTAGTGGATAATTCAGGAGATCCTTGTTTATCTATTTTTTTAAGCCCTTTAATTTCAGCTTCAATTTTTTTCTCATCTCTACTAGTTAATAGCTTATATGTTATAGCTGTGTTGGTGTGAGGTAAGGTATATGAAAATTCGTTTTTATTATCTATCATAGTAGACTCATCTAGATGTTGAGTTTCTAATTCAGTTAAATCTATAGTAACATCTTCTCCTTTATATTGGAAATCATAATCTTTCCCGTAACCTAAAATACGTGCAGCTATTAACACAGCATTTTTATCTCCAACTACTAAATCATCATAATTTACTTTAGAAATAATTAAAGATTTTAATAATTTATCTATTACTATTCCTTGTTTAATGTAGTTTTGGTTAGTTAAAATATCTTCTTCCTTAGCGGTCATATATTTCATTTCTATTTTACCACTAGATAAAGGGTTATCTTTAGGGTATATTAAACCTTTTGAGGGTAATTCTACTTCTTCAGTAGGGAATTTAAATTCTGCCATAATCTTAATTTATAAAACTTTATTATAAATATCAATATAAAAAAGGAGCTTGACATAGCCAAACTCCCTTTTAATTGTGGTGTGGAAAAATTTTTAGAAATTTAATACTGCGTAATCGATTGATACAGTTAATTCTATGTTTTGAGCTTCATTTTCTGTATCCCAGTTGAAATCACCGAAATTAGCATTTGTAATGAAAGCACCTTTTAAAATCCATTCAGAAACAATATCTCCAACAGGACCTAAAACATCAATAGTTAAATCTTTTTTATAAAAATCACTATATCCATCTCTACCTGTTACTGATTCATGGTGTAGTCTTACCCATTCCATTACCGCTTGAGCGCCTGAAGGTGTTATTGGATCAAATAGTGTCATTGAAACGTCTGACCATCTTGATTTACCTTTAACTTTTCTTTCTACGTTAATGTGGTTAAGGGTTACTACTCCTTGTTCTAGTGTTACAGCTCCTACCCCTTTGATTTGGTATGAAGGAATCCCATCTACGTATAGGATAAACCTATTCTTTTGTTTGGGTTCAAACGCTGTAAAAAATATTTCATTGGGATCTAATACTGCCATGTTTTATTGTTTATTTTCAATTATAAATATCTAATTCTTTTATTTTTATACCGGGAAAGTAGCTCCAGTTGGTTGTACATTGAAATCTAGGTATATAAATTCAGCTGTTTTTGTTGGTTGAATGTATATTTGACCTACTAATTCATTTCTATCTATAACATCTGGTGTGTTATTGCTATCATCCATTACTACTTTAAAAGCATATAATCCTTGTCTTTGTTGAACACTTTCTAAGAATGGGTTAACTTGTGATAAGAAATTGTTTCTTGTAGTGATTGTGTTTTGTTCAAATACTAAGTTATCTGCAACTTGTGAAATGTAAGACTTTAATTGTATTAATAATCTTCTAACATTTATTCTATCAAGTGCTGATGCTGCTTTTTGTAATGTTTTTTGTCCAAATACTGTTACTCCTGTGTTTGGGAAAGTAGCTATTGGGTTAACATTTGCAGTGTATAATGTATTTCTAGTTCCGTTAGGTAATTTTCTTTCAGCTCTTAATACTGTGTTTAATGCTCCTCTATTTAATCCAGCTGGTGCAAACCATGCTTCTCCTGCTCTATCATTAAAAGCATATACACCTGGTATCATTGTTGAAGCTGGTACCCAAACTTTTGAGTTTAAATCAGGATCAATTGTTTGTAACCATGGCCAATATGTAGCTGCATATGAAGAATCAATTGCTGCTGCTCCTGCTGTTACAGTTGTAACTCCTGTGTTCCAGTTTACTAAATCTACTATAGCTAAATTATCTCCTCTTGTTTGAGCATTGTTAACCATTGTAGTTAATTCACCTGTTTGTTTATCATTTGCTTTAATTAAACCTGGGGCGGTAATTAAATTAAACATGTAATCATCTTTATTAGCTAATAGATTAAATGCTACACCATATGTTCCATTGGTTGTTACATCATCTAGTGCTACACTATCAAATCCTTGAGTATTAACATTTGAAATATTTTCATAAAATAAAGCTGGGCTATTTGCTGTAGTAAATACTGTACCTGTAGCTCCACTAAATGCTCCAGATTGAGCTGTTGGAATTGAACCAGTAAATTCTACTTTTGCTGTTCCCGCATTATCAAGATAATTTAATGTTGGTTTAGAAACAGAATCTACATAAACGTATCTACTTAAATTATTGTAAGTTCCTTCATTTTTAACATAATAATCACTACCGTCAACAGTAACTGTTTGTTTAGAATTACCTATTGCCTTTTCAATATAATTATTAGCATTTGGGTCTAAAGATAAATTAGGCCATGTTTCTAATACTACTTTATTATTTGAAGCATCATTACCTCTTCTAATTAGTAAACTAAACGTACCATTTGCCTTATCTGGGCTTACAATTTCCCATCTTAAATTATCATTAGTACCTGTGCTTAAAGTATTATTAACTCCATCAGTACCTGTGTTATTCATAATAACTCCTTCAGATAAAGTTTTTAAGGTAAAAATATTTCCACTTGTTGTTGCTGAACCCGTAATAGTTGTACTAGAAGCTGCAGTATAAGAACCACTTACTACTCTAGTTACTAGTAATGTATCTCCACCTTGTTGGAAATAGTTATATGCCGAAATTGAAGTAAGGTAAGTGTATTCACCACTTCCACTTTCTACAACAGCACCAAATTTATTTTGATATTCTGAATAAGTAGTAACTAATGTTGGGATACCAACTGGACCTTTTACTGTGGGTCCTACTATAGCTGCTCCTGCTTGTATGGGTTGCGCTGTTAAAAAAGATTGGTCGTTTTCTCTAGCGAGTACACCAGGTGATATTAATACTTCTGCCATGTTTTATGAATTAATTTTGTTTATAAATATTGCAAAAGCTCTTAAAAATGCAGTTAGGCTTTAATAAATTCACCACTTTCTAGATTTACGGATCCTTTGCCGTATTTTGTCTCTAGTTCTTGTGCTGATTTTGCTTGCTTACTTTCAAAAGCTTCCATTTGGTTATTAATCATGTTTTTTTGTCTTCCTAAAAAGCCTAGTTGATATTCAACTGTGCCTAATTGGAACATTAAATCGTTTTGTTCTGTTTGTAACGAAGTTAAATTTTCTACTTCTTCTTTTGTTAAAACTGTTTTTTCCATTTTTATTTTTTTATGTGATTATAAATATTATAGTTTAAATTAAGATTAAATATATTTAAAATTTTTTTACTATCCAAATTATTTTTAATTTTTAAGCTGGTCCCCCATCTGTAATTGTAATACTAAGATTATCTTTAATAAATACACGAGATGCTGATGGGGCAGATCCTTGAGTGCCCGTATATTCAGCACCCCCAAAATTTATTTGACCTACAGAACCTAAACTTGAACTCCAGCTAGTTAATATTTTATCATAATTTGCAGTTGTTATATTTGTAGTTTGTGCAAAAGCATCCCCAAATGTAGTTATATTGCTTGTATCCCAAGTATTTAATCCTGCTCCCTCAAAATTATCTGCATATCTAAACATATTATTTATTGCAACACCATTTGGATTAAAGTCCCAAGAGGTATACGTAGGAACTGAAGAGGTTAAAGTAACACTTTGAGTTGCAAATGATACATCGGATAAAGCATCTGCATTGTAAAATGTGTTAGAAAAACTAGTAGAACCACTAACATACCAAGTTGATAATGATTTATTAAAAGATGTAGCACCTTGAAACATACTCGCAAAAGTTGTGTTATTAGGCATATACCAGGCATTATAATCATAAGATCCTACTGTTTGAGCAGAAGCACTTATATCCTGATTAAAAGATGTGGCAATATAGAACATTGAAATTGAATTTCCTAAATTAGTCATATCCCAATTTCCTATTGGTTTATTAAAAGCAGTAGCATATTGAAACATTACTCTACCATTTACAAATCTTTGAGTATCCCAAGCACGATATGTTTTACTTCCTACAGTTACCATTGAAGAACTTATATCCTGATTAAACGCAGTAGCATAATTAAACATTCCTTGTGTTTGAATATTAAAAGAACCTGTATAGATTTGCCAATTTCCTATTGGTTGGTTAAAACTGTAATTAGAAGAAAACATACCAAGATTTTGATAAAAAACATTTGTAGTATCAGTATGTCCAAAATTAATTACACTAGAAACATTCCAAGCGTTATATGTCCTTGCTAATGAAGTACCTGCTCCTATAGTAATTTGTTTAGTAGAAATATCTTGGTTAAATGAAGCAGTATCACTTGTATAATAATAACCTGCAAACATTCCTTTCATGTTTGTAACATTAGAGGTATCCCAATTATTTACATTACCAATAAATCCAGGTTGTCTTCCTAAAGGATTAGAATAGTTATAAAACATAAGTTCCATAGTAGTTACTTTACTAGTATCCCATGCTATATATTCATCCCTATTTGAGGTAGCAGGTTGATATGAAGAACTTAAATCTTGATTATGCATTCTGGAACCATAAAATGTGTTAGACATTTCTGTTACATTTGAAGTATTCCATTTTGATAAATCTTGATTTATACCACTACGGTAAAAAGTTGATCTTAAATCTTTACTGCTGCTTATGTTCCAATTTCTTATATCTTTATCAAAATTGTAAGTGTA